CTTGGAGAAGTTCAAATCACCAGTTGAAGTGATAGTCAATGTCCAGTTGCCGTCACCTTCATCAACAAAGGTGCTTGCACCGTCAAATGAATACTGGGGCAGTGCAGAAGAAGCACCGCCCCTGCGCAGGAATAAACTTTCGCCCATGCTTTTACACCACCTTCACAATGATATTCAGGTCAACAGTTGGTGCAGTTTCGTAGCAATAAGCCGTGATAGTTCCGTCACCCGTCACGATTCTGCCCACACAGAACCACGCTTCCAGGATGCCAGCAGCCGTGTCAGCCGTTGCAGAACTCATGTCAACATCGACAATGGGCATATCAGTTTCAGCAATGCCTTCAACCGTTGCCGTTTGGGTGAAAGTTGCTTCACCGCTCCAACCGCTGGCAGGAAGCGCAACAGTGTAGGTCTTGCCAACAACCACAGCACCAGTCTGACCGTTCACAGAAGTCACAGGCGCTTCATAGGTGTCGGGCAAAGCACCCACATCAGCAGCCGTAATGGTGATATCACTATCAACTGCTTCAATGCCGTTCACAGTGACAGGAGAAGCAGAACCCGTGTCACCTTTGGGGCCTTTGGGCAGTCCAATGGTCAGCACACCATTTTCATAAGAAGCCGTTGCATCAGCGCCATTGGCAAGGGTCACAGCTTCCACAGTCAGATTCACAAACTGATTGGCTGCGTCTGCTGCCTGTTGGGCAGTTTCAGCAGCCGTGTTCGCCGTATTCGCAGCCTGTTCAGTTCTTTCAATCTGGGCCAGAAGGTCATCAAGTGAAGGGATAACATTTTCAGGGTCAACCAAACTATCACTGGAAGTCTGGCCCACAGTGCCTTCATACCAAAGAACCGTGTGGCGAACATCACCCACCTGAATCTTCATGGCGAAGCTGAAATGCCCAGGAACACGATAGCAAGAATCAGACAGAACCACATAAGCAATGCCATCTTCAACACCACCAGTGAGCATGACGGTTTCACCGCCAGCCCTGATGAAATAGCCGTTCACAGAAGCCCCGGCAAGGTCAACCGCTTCACTGCCCCGCTTGACTTCAACTTCAAACCTATGGGCCTGTTCATCCTGACTGCCAAGCATATCCCGCAGGATTTTCTTGACAACAGGCTCTTCAAGGTTGACCGTGTTTCTGATAATCGTTTGCACAGCCATTGTTATTCAGCCCCTTTCGTCAGTGTCAAATTGACCACACCTGGCCAGATTCTATTGATGATCCTCAGATTGCTGAAGCCTTCAAAAAGCTTGTCACCCTGGCTTTCATCTTCACGCCTTAACCATTCCAAGCCTTCAAATTCCCTTGCAATCGTGGACAGCTTGCGTTCATCAGCCATCTGGAAAAACAGTTCACCCGTTGCTGCCGTGTCTGCCCACTGAATCACATATTCCTTGCCTTTACTTGTGGTCAGTTTCATTGTTGTTTTCCTCCCTGCTCAAAGCAGTTTTTAGCCGTTCCAATGTCAATATGCACCCCAGCAGTGCGTCAAGGTTTTCTTTCCCCCTGACTTCCACATTGCCAAGGGTCTTGACCACTTTGTCAAGGATCGTAATGACTTGATCCATTCTTCATTCCTCCTTACTGCGCAAGCACAACCAAAGTGGCAGCATTGCCGTCAGCATCAGTGTAACGAAGCGTTGTAAAGTCGGCGTGTCCACCGCCCACATAAAGGTTTGTGCATCTGACCGTTGCTGCTGAAATGGAACTTGTGGTGATGCTGGTGGAAATCTGATTAGTGATGGATGCAAGTTCAGCGCTCAGTTTGCTGGTGGTTACATAGCCGTTCAGGTTGATCTTACTGGCGCTGATGACAATGCTTTCGGGTGACATATTAATTGCGCTTATCAGGCCATCTTTGCTGACCTTCAGTTCCATCGTGGCTTCAACGCCATTAAGCCTGATTTCTGCTTCACTCACTCGACCCGTGACATTGTTCAGTTCGCCAGCAGAAAGCTGAATTTTTGCTTCCTTGTCATCGAACAAATAGTCTGCCCATCGTATGATGTCAGAAATCTCTTCTTCCTGGCTTTTCCTGCCACCACCTCCACCACCACCCATGCGCTTGACCTCTTCTTCAGTGACGGCAAAGTCATCAGTCAGCATCTTGGGTGGCTCACCGAATGTATATGTGGTGTTTTCGGGGTTGTAAATATCAATGTCCATTTTTGAACAGACGATAATCTTATCAATCCCGTGTGGTTCAGAAACGATCCTGACCATATCACCAACATGGATGGCTTGTGCGCTTTCATCCAAGAAGTGCATATCAACCGCATGGATGGTCATGGTTTCTAAAGCAGCGCCATACTTCAGGAATTTACGGCCTTTTTCAAGCAGTTCAGCAGGGTCTTTTTCATGAACCCATGCCTGCGTTCGCCAAATCTTGCCGTACTTATCAACAGCTTCATCATCCTGAATGTAATTCAGCCCACCATTCACACTTTCGATGGTCAGCGGGGCAGAATAGTTGCCACTTTCATCAAGCTCTGATATGCCCAAGGGGATCAGAACTGTGAACACTTCGCTGGCTTCATCCGTGCTGGTCATGTCAAGAAGATTCACACTGAATTCAATGGGCTGTGTATTGGTTCCACCGTATTCCTTGACCCAATCAATATAATGGACACCACCATCAGTTCTGGTTCTGAGATAGCCACCATACACATCAATCAAGCTGTCCTGGATGATATCAGAAGTTGTCCAATATGTGCGGGTTTGCTGTCTTGAATCGGCAGTCAGTTCAGATTCTTCATCCACAGCATCAATGATGCCAACCGTGAACTGCCGTTCTTCATCAACCATTGAATTGTGATTCTCAATAACAGACCTAAAGAAAGCCCGAACATTGCCAGACAGTTCAGCAGGAGCAAAAACACTGTCATTCAGGAATGCCTTTTCACCTTCACAATAAACGCTTAACTGGTTGTAAATGTCCAGTTCTGTGCTAGATGCCCTGCCCCTGAAGATCTGAACACCGTCCTGTTCAACCGTGATGATGCTTTTCATCTTGTGGATGATGTCACGCTTTGAATGATTGGGTGACAGCACAAAGGAAAAGCTTCCAGCATTGGATGTTTCAAGGCTGATGGAAGGTGAAAGCAGCTTGTCAACATCATCATAAAGGGCAGATGAAAAAATCATCTGCCCATCAACTTTGACCACATACATTAAAGCACCTTCTTCCCGGCGATGAATCTTGCAGTCTTGTAAGGCTCGACCTCTGCCGTGATGGTGATATTGGCTGCGAACTGTCCAGGCTCCCACTTGCGAATTGTGCAACGCCCCGTGTAATAAAATTCTGGGTCATTGTCAAGCACAATGTTCATGCGCTTCCCGTGCAGATGGTTTGCCAGATCCGTGTGGATTCGCTCTTGCTTTTCGGGTTCTCCCATCAGCACAAAAGTGAATGTGATGGTTCGCAGACCATAGTGAACTTTGCCTGTCAGGTTTTCCGTCAGGTCAATGACAAGATCACTGCCGGGAACCTCAATCAGTTTCGTTTTAGGTTCTGGCGCTGATACAGAAGGTCTTTTCTTTGTCAGCAAGCCCCAGTCCCAATAGCTGTGACGATCCCCGAAGGTTGCTCCATTATTCATTTAGCTTCGCCCCCTTCGTTTGCTCATCGTTCCCAGTTGCATATTGATGCCGGGTGTCAACTGACCCACCATCACGCCACTGTCAAGAACCACACTGTGACCAGCGCCAGTGTTCCTGCTGATATCATGGATGCCAACCAACACTTCCTGCATGATCCCTTCCAAACGGCTGGTGTCAACCCTACCAGCGCCAGACCGCCAGGAATCTGCTTCACGGGCAGTCAATACGCTTTCATTCTTGTGAAGGATTGCCCTGTAACCGTCATAAGGAACCCTGTCAAGACCATTCGCATGGGAACCGTCTGAACCACCGCCAAACAAGTTGCCCAAGAAAGAAAGTGGGCCAGGGATAATGTTGACCCTTGCAGTCAACGGGATATTTCTGACCATCTCCTGAAATTCTGCTTCAGCATTATCAGAAAACATCAACTGCGTCACTTCAAGCGGGTTTTGATAGGTCTTGAACAGTGTTTCAATATCTGCCGTCACCTCTTTAATTTCTTCAGGTGTCACGCCAAGATCAACAAGGTTCTTCTTAGCATTGTCAATGCCCGTGTTGTTCGCAAGCGCAACGGCATAGCTATAAGCTGCCCTGCTTTTATCAGATGACCAACTTCCATACTTACCCGCAAGCCCTTGGGCAATTCCCATGTTTTCTTGTGTCAATTGTTGTTGCCCAGCTTTGGTTGCTGCCCGTTCTTCATTCGCTTTCCTTTGGTTGCCCCAGTCAATCCCGACAGCACCAAAGGTTTCGATCAATGTTTGCAGACCGTCCAACGCAGTTCCCAGCAGATTGCCGATTGATTCTGCGAACTGGTCAACCAATTCAGGATTTTCAGAAAGCCACTGGCTAAAGGCTTCAATTCTAGGAATAAGCTGTTCAATAATCGGGCCACCCAGCTTCGCAAGAATTTCTTCCCAAACCCGTGACAAATTGCCCATTACATTTGCCCAAGTGGATCCTTCACGGGATGCCTGACCCATTGCACCGCTTTGAGCATAGATGTCACCAGCCACATCCAGCAACAGCATTTGCCTTTGGGCTTCAGTCAGCTTTTGCCATTCCTTGCCGTATTTTTCAAGGGCATAGCTGTTTCGCTGTGATTCAGAAGTGAACAGGCCAATAGCGTCACCAGCTTCAGTGTTACCACGCAGGAAAGACCTCAGTCTGGTGTCAGCGTCTTCAAGGGAAATATCATAGTAAGCTGCTGCGTCTGCTGCCAAGCGCAGGTATTCGTCCATCATTTCAAGAGATTCAACAGCTTCAAGGCCCGAACCCTTAAATTGACTATATGCCTTAATACCAACGCTTTTCAGCCGTCCAGCATGGACATTTGTATCTTTCTGGATCGAATTGAAACTGTCCGTAGCAGCATTGGCAACATCACCAAATGTTGATGCAAATGCAGCGTTTTCAGCTTCGATTTTCGCTGCTGCTTCAATGCTCTTCCCGCCAAGATCCATGATAAGCTTGCCAGTGTTGACAGCCACATCATACATAGCCTGACCAAAGGCTTGCGCTCTTGCCAGGGAACCCGTGCTGATCATGCCTTCAACCTTTGGCCCAGCATTCCCGGCATTCGACCCCGCTTCTTCTATGGCATCACCAACATCTTTGGCCTTTTTTATGGTTTCATCCAGGTCATCATTGGCATCTGAATTGTCAATGACAATCTTGCCTTTTAATTCAAAAACATCAGCCATAGGTTTTCACCTTCTTTCAATTGCCAAATTGTCCATTTTTACCATTTCTGCCATTGTGCAAGCATTCAGAAGGTCTTATAATGCAAACACAAGGAGGGATTCGCTTGAAGCAAATAATTCGTGTCATCACCATTTCACTTGCCCTGTTGCTGTTCACTCTCCCCGTTATTGCCGAAACCACACTTGACCTTGAAAGCATGACCGATGAAGAATTGATCTCTCTTCGTGACCGCATTGACGAAGAACTTTCAAAGAGAGAAGAAGCAGCCATCTTCACTGTTGAACATGATGAAGAATATCTAGCAACCCGCAAATACATTGCTGAATTTTTGCAAAACAAGGGTTATGTGATTGAAACTTCCCTTGGCGTTCCCAATATGGGGCTGATTGAAGACAATGATCCAAGCGACCATTACACTGGCTGGTATGCTTATATCATGCGCAATGGGAATTGGGTTGAACACACTGTTCTTCTGTTTGATGGTGAAGTGGTTTCTTGCATCCCTAGCAAAAAATAAAAGTATAAGGACGGCAAAAGCCGTCCTTCTTTTATCTCACATTGCCCCTTCTAGCGTGAACCAGTCTGTCATTCAGCCCCGTGTCAATGGCAGGAAGCAAAGCCCCAACCATTGCAGTGCCGTCAAGCAACACATCATGGGGAATCGTCCTTTTCAGGAAGTCCATCATGGCCCTGGACTGTTCAACGATGACAGCGCCAATGGCAGAAGTTTCAGCCCTAACAGCCGTTCTGACATATTCCTGAAGCACTGAAATTGGTGCTATGGCTTCATGACCAGCTTCACCACCGCCCATCATCGTGCCATCTTGCAGTTGTCCAAAGATGGTGGGCTTCTTCAGCACAGCACCTTCAGCGTTCCACTTGATCCCAAGCTTTGGAACAGAAGGCGGGTTCAGGCTAAACTTGCCAGTCACAGAAAACGAAGGCATCTTCAGTTTGGGCAAACTCCAATTGAATTTGAAGAACCCCTTGATCTTGTCAATGGCGCTTCGCACCTTGTCACGGGCAGAATTCATTTTGTCAGATATAGTCTTCTGGATGTTATTGAACACTGTCTTGACCGTGTTGAAAGCAGCCTTGAAATCGTTGAACTTACCCTTGACCCAGTTAATGGCTGACCCGCTTGCAGACTTGATTTTCGCCCACATGGACAGCCAGAAATCACGGAACCCCTTATTGTTGTTCCATAGGTAAATGAAGCCAGCCACAAGGCCAGCAAGCAAACTGATCACAATGCCAATTGGGTTGGCACGAAGGGCAGCGTTGAAAAGGATAATAGCAGCCCGAACGCCAGCTATTGCCGTTTTAGCTGCCGTCATGATCTTTCCCCAGTTCAGGATCAGAAGGAAGGTTCCCACAGATGTGGTTGCTGCGATGATACCAGCAGCCCAGTTGTGGATGGTT